ATCCCCTAAAGCTCGCGTATAGCCCTCTGTAGCCCTCTCCTGCGCCCTTTGCATTGCTCCTGATCCATAACGACCAGCCGCAGAGTATTGCGAGGAAATCCCTGGGAGAACCTGCTCACCAAACTGTTGGGTAAGCGGACGGGTTGCCGCGCTTATCATCGCGTCACGGTATGGGCTACCAGACAAGAAATCACCTTTTGCGGTTTTTTCTAAGCCACGCAGCCCTGTCATAAATGCACCACCGGCCTCTTCGAGGAACGGGGTCGCCCCTCTAGCATACTTAGTGAGGTTTGAAAGCGCCTCTAAAGTCTCTGCAGAAGGAGGTACATAAGTTCTTTCTGGGAAAAACTCTGGCCCTGGGCCTAAGAACAAACTCCGCGCTCTGCCCAGTGCTTCTTCGAGATAAGGCGCAATAATTGGGTCTATGTTAGAGGTTCCTTGTCCAGCAGGTAGTTGGCCACCAGTGGGAGCCGTATAAGCACCGCCAGACATTCCCGCAAGCTGTTGTTGAGTAAGCCCTGACAAAGCAGGAACCCTAGAGATTTCAGCAAGGGTAATCCCCAGCTTCCGCAGTTCGCTACCGGCCTGCTCTGTAGAAAGTCCCGCAGATGTCGCCGCTTTTAGAAAGTTCTCAATTGACTGAATACGATTATCACCCGTAGACAACGCAACAGCACTTCTTGCCGCAGCTAGTGGGTTTGTAGCACTAGGTAATACGTTGGCTGTGTTTACCACCGGAGTATTCGTTGTTGTTGCTTGGTTAGTTACATTGGTCGTACTTTGTTGTGTAGTTGGAGTCTGGGCAAGCTCTACAACATTTGCCCCACTCATTTGAAAGCCCGCCGGAAGCCCTAAACCAGCAGCATTGGCGTTCACATAAGCCGCGATAGTATCTGGCGAGGCTCCTGCGCTTATCCCATATCTTGCGGCCTCATCAAACCTTCCAGAAGCAACTAGGTTTATGAAGGTGTTTAACTGTTGTTCGGTTACCATAATTACCCCACCAAAATATAAGCGTAAGTTTTGTTTGCGGTGTTATTGCTGAAGTGCGAAATCACCGCGCTACCTTTTGTCTGCGAACTGACATACACATTACTATAAGCATACGGCGCTATAAACTGCACCGTTATAAAACACGTTGGCGTTTCCGGTATCGCAGGAGTTACCCCAGCAGAAGCAGACACCGCAGGGAAATGCTCGAAAGAAACATCTGTGCTTGTTGGCCTCCAGGCGATCTGGATATAGTCGTCAGAATCCACATCAAAAAACACCATCGTAGCCGCAATAAGCTGAGACGGTTGCCCACTAGACTTTCTGGGCTTGATGCCAAACTTACTGTTTGACTTGTTTATATTAGAACCGTTCTTCTTAAACCAAATGTCAATACTATGCACATCGTTTGCAGTGTTGACCACTTGGATCGAGAACTGAATCGCATACTTTCCAGGGTTGCGGAAATTTATCTTGCTTCCGTCTGTAAGATAAACCCCATTGCTTAAGTCTGTGGTATCTAAACCCAGAATACTCTCTAAGCCAATCGTGGTCGCCGCCTGATCGTTGTAGTCCGAGAACTGTGCATAAGGCGCTGAGTCATCCTCTGCAGCATCCGAGAACGGAATCAGCACGATCTTAGTATCTACAGAGATACGCTCGTCAAACAATGTTGTACTTGTAACATTTCCGGTATCAAACGTCACCAAGCCGGTATTGTTGGTTTTCCCATCCAGCACCAGATTTAGAATCTCCGCAACTGTTCGCGGATCACCACCAAACGGAGGCAGTTTGCGAAACTGCATTAGCGCATCCCCGCAGACTGTATATCCACCTCAACACCGATTGCCGTAGTCCAGTCACCGTTAGGCTCTGTCTGCAACCTGTGATACCTGCCCAAAGACCGCAAGCCCACTCGGTTCTCAGAATCCGCAGCTACTAGAGAGCCAAAGTTTACTTCCGCAGCTAAGTTCATACGGGAAGCCACCGCAACACTCGCAAGTCCGTTATCCACAATTGGCCTAGCAAGAGTCACCATGCTCATATTCTGCTCTGTAGATATGTCACCAGTGGTAATCCTTGCTACCTTGTTAGGGCCAGAGAACGAAATAATCTTGCCGTTCTTTACCCCACCTAAGAACATCTTCCCACCTAGCCATACCCGCGCGTCTAGGGAGGTCTGTAAGTCATCTAACGATGCTGAGAACTGATTTAACTGCTCTTGTGTTACACCAGGCGCAGCAATGTTAGAAATAGCGTCTACGGTTGTCTCCGCAAAACTCCACTTCTTTGTCAGCCAATGGTAAATAATTAGCCTGTAGGTGTTGTCTATGCTCGGATAACCCCAAATCACCAAAGATCTAAACGGGTCTATAGAGGCAGACATCTCCTCAATTACCGACTCCTCTAAAGTGGAGAAAAAATGTCGGTTTATTTTTTCCGCACCGATAGGCTCTAATCTTTGCCCATCGCACGACCAGAAACCATCGTCCGCAAGGAAGTAAGTTATCCCCTGCCACTGAACCACAGAGTTGCTTTCAAAACAGCCTATATTGCTGGCGATCTTGTCAAACTGGAATACAAAAGGACTTCCCGCGTAAGACATCCGCACAATAGCTTTTTCTAACAGCACTAAGCCAAACTCGCCACCAGTCAACCCAACAACTCTGCCACCATCAGGGACGACCTGCGTGTCTGATTGTGTAACCGCAGACTCTAACCACGTCTGTGGGTTGTTTATTCCAGACCACTGCACACCATTTGACTCTGTGCTGGTATTTCCCACTACAACAAAATCCCGAACCACCGTAAGCAGCTTTGCGGTAGGCGCAGAAGCGTCTAAGTCTTCAAAGGTTGTTGTAGTCGCTAAGTCTACATATTGCAACTTGTTTAGCCCGTTAGCCGCAATTAGGAAATTACCAAACTGGGTAAAACGCCACTTTTCCGTCTGCGAATATGTAGCACCAGCATTTTCTAGGTTGTTGTTTGCAGAGTTAAACAAGAACAGTTTTGTCTCGCCACCCGCATATAACCGAATGTTCCCGCTAGGGTCTACTGCCTGCACCGCATTGTTTAACTGCTCTGGCGCAGCGTTAGAATAGTCCTCTTCTTCTGGAAATGGCCCATACCCTACAGCTTTGGGAAATACATTGCGAGCGTTAGAAAGAGCGCCTACTACCCCAGGCTGGTCTGGTAGCCACTCCGAAAACTCAACTTTTGTTATTGCCATGTATTTTGCCCTGGTTGAATCTCAGTCCAAACATTGCCATCTGCGGGAACCGGAACCCAAGTGTTAACCTCGTCTGCAACTGGCCCCCACTCTTCCCCGAACTTATACGGAATCGCACTTAAAGAACCATTTGCAGTCACTACCGCACGCAGAGCCATAGTATTTATAACATTAGCCGCCAACTGCCCCTCACCAAATATGTGAGCAACAGCCTCTAAATTCATCCCCGCAAGGGCAGATAACTCACCGAATCCTGTGATAGAACCGGATACCGTCCTAGTCCTATCTGAACCCGCTACAAGCGTTCCTGTGCCTGTTATGACACCCTCTACAAGCCTTACCCTTATGCCATCCGCAGAAAGGCTACCAGTGCCGTTTATCACGGCCTCTGCGCCCATTACCTTGTTCAGAGAACCGTTAAGCTCCCCAAACCCAGCAATATCTGCCTGAATTTCTCGCACCCTGACAATGCTCGCCGTCAGGGTTCCTTCCCCGAAAAAAGAGGCTTGCGCGTCTATCGGGAGTCTAAAGTCTAGGTCTGCAAAGAGATTGCCTATGCCCTGCACTTGCCCCGCACCAAGTTTGGCACAGGCTGTGTTCCAAATATCTGAATCTAGCGAAAACTGGAGAGAGTCTAAGTCTCCAAAAATGTCCAGCCCTTCAAGCGTAAAAGGCCCACAAACACCCTCTGGTGTCCAGTTGTTATCGAGACTGAAGGGTAAGGAATCTAGCGCCCCAAACTGGTCTAGCTCCTCCAGCGTTAAGAACATTAGTCAAGGCTTGCGGTCAAACTGCCGGTTGCGATCTTTAGAACGTCACCAACCTCCACAGCCCTTGAAGTCGTAAGAGGCGTGTGCATAAGCAGATTCCCGCTTGATAGCGCATCCAAAAGACCGATATGGGAGATCGTTCCCCACTGTGCCGTAGCCTGGGGGAAGGTGACATCCGCAGAAGAAGTGACAATGCCCGCCGTAGCGGTAGTGACATTCAGAATCTGGCGAACATAAGAGCCACCAGAAACCTCTGTGCCAGAGTTGTCGTCGCCAGGATTGGACGTATACAGACCGACATAAACAGTGGTCGGAGAGGTGAAAGACTCGTTGCGGAGAACGTGGTCTAACAGTTTGTTTTCGAGATAGTTCGATAGTTCAGCCATAATTACCCCACACTCATAGAAATAGGAACACCGGCATATTCTGCCGCATTGTCAGACTCAGCCAAGGCTTGAGCCGCACTACCGTACAGATTCAACCACGTCTGTAGCCGCGCATCGTTCATAAGATAAGGCTCTGCCTCTAGCAAAGAGCCATACAGAAGCGCATCTGGACAGACCGCCATAAATACATTGCTAGGATTGCTGTCCGACAACGCAGGCGGTTTAGCGTAATACAACATCACTACAGAATAAGTCGTATCTGGGACTGGAGATAAAACAAACTCCAGCCCTGCCTGCGTGTAGAACAGAGGCTTTCTTACTTCGTGTGACATTGTGTCACGGGTTAGCGCAGACGGTGAAACATAAGAAAGAGGCGTTTTCGGGGTCGTGTCTAAGTAGAGATCACGAATCCCGATAAAGTCGCTGGGAAGCCCGATTGTCTTGTCGCCGCCAGTAGTGGTGGTCGTTACTGTCTTTAGCATCTGCCGAATCCGCAACTGCCTTGCAAGACGGACTTCAGCCAGGGTAATGAACGTGGGAATCTGTGCTGTTAAGTCACTTCTTCCGAGGTAGTTTGCGACCGTTGTCTTTAGGTCGCTGTAGTTTGTTAGGCTCATGTTTTACGTCATCCCAGCTAAATGTGTATTGTCCGATATGCCCGATTGTCTTGCTTAGATCGTGGTCTACCCAAATCTCAAAACCAGCGTCATGCGCCGCAACGCAGAAATGCACATCTTCCCCAAGAATCTTGCCGCCAGGTAGCTCGTAAAAGTAAAACCAAGGTTTCGGTGTACGCTCGAAAACCTTGCGCTTTACTAACATTACACCGCAGCCAATCGCGGTAACTCTCTCGATTCCTGTCTTGTTCTTGCTATCTACGGGAGTCCAGTGGTTTTCTTTCTTCTCGTAGTCAATCGTCAGATTCTTAGCTGTTGGCCCTACAGGGTGCGTCCTCGTTGTGGCATTTACCCCAACAATGTCCTTGTCTAAGGAAAGCAGCCGTTCTATCGTGTTCTTAGGGAACCGCATATCTGCATCTACCCAGAGAACATAATCCGCACCTTCTTCTAGCGCGGCCTCTGCTAACTTGTTCCTCTGGTCAAAGATAAGCGTCCCAGCAACCGTGTAGATCGCCTGTGAACCGTCTCTAAACCTGCTGTCGTACCCGCACATTGTTGCGAGATCGAAAGCAGTTCCAATCATCATATCCCCGCGTGAAGGGATACAGATCGCAACCTTCATTAAATCCTCCCTGGTCTGCTCCTAAAATGCCTGTTGTCTGGATGGTTTAACCAATCCTTAAACTTCTTCTGGTCTACAACGTGGAAGCCACGCATTAGACCCTTTGCATTTAGGTCGTGTATCACAGCCATTGGGAGTTCACCGATATGCGACCACTCGCCCCATCTGGCGCGTTCGTCGGTTTGTGCATACCTAGCTTTGTTTCGTTCGACTATCTCTGTTACATCCTGAGATGTCTCTATGAGAATCCCACCGTTGCCATCATCCGCAACAACCTGGGTCAGTATTCCATTGTCAGAAAGTGTTGCTTTCAAGCAAGCTCCGAGATAGGGGGCAGTTACCCACCCCCTATTCTACAGTTTACAGCGCAAAGTTCAAGTCAGCCACGATACCGTGTGCGGCCTCGTTCTTCACTTCCAGAGTCAGTTCAGCAAGAATCTGGGTCTTTTCGGCATCGCCGACTTTTGCCAGGTCGTTGGTCTGGAACGGACGCAGGTAGTTCATGCTTGCGTACTCGGGATCGAGAACCAAAGCATCGCGAGTTCTCATAAAGCGAGATGGGATGACCTGAAGTACCCCAAAATCTGACTGATATAAATCAGCCCCGGCGAGGATTGTGACCTTGCCGGTTCCCTGAGTGTTGATACGATGCTGGGCAATTCCCGTAAATTCCGAAACCTTCTGCTTACCAGCAGGCGAGACAACCAGAACCGAAGGAGTGCCGCCAGCAGTAAACACTTTCTGGACAACATCTTTCAGCAGAGTCTCGGTAAAGGTGCGGGTAGTGCCGTCGGTACGAACAGACACGCCGATTGTGGTGGGATCGCCACCGTCACCAGCCTTGTTCGTGTTGGTCTTGATCCAAGACAAAAGAGCAGCCATCTTGCGAGCAGTAGAACTGTCGCCAGCCGCACGAGCCTGGTTAGCCGTGATAGTTGCCTCTATGTCCCTCTTTATTTCTGAGGATGCTTTAGCAAGTTGATAGGCTTTTTCAGATTTTCTGCCTGCCTTATTTACAGCATCCAGCGTGCCAGAAACCATAACGGTCTTCTGAACAATCTGAGTGTTGTTGCCAAGACGGGTTGTGGGAGCCAGGGTAGCTTCCGTAGCGGTAGCACCTTCTACAGCAGCGTTACCAGTGGTAGCCGCGGCGAGAGAGTCGGTCTGCCACTCATGGAAGGTAGCCGAAGCCTTGCCCTTGCCGATAGACGACATAATAGGCGTGTCAGTGGGGGAAATATCATAAATGATATCGGTGAGGTCTTCACGCAGTCCTTGCGCGGCATAAGTTTTGTACTGAGACATGATTTAATTCCTTTACAGTAAGCGTTCAAATAGTCGCGCCGCATCGTCTTTTCTACCAGACTTCCGCAGCGCATCTCTGGTTTTCTTTACTTCCTGACTCTCTCTAGCCTCTGGCGTAAAGGAGCCTGGTCGCATCATTCTCGGAGCCTGCACAACCTTTTTGGTTGCCTCGGTCTTATTCGCTACTAGCTTGTCGTACTGTGCCGCCTTATACAGCGCCAGCACCGCCCGTGAGTCATAGACCTGTGCAAGTTCCTCGTCAGTAAATCCAATCTGCTTGGCGTAGTTCCGCACATCGTTTTTAATGACTTCACGCTTTGCAGGGTCTGCGAACTCAGGTATCGCGCTTTGCAACTTTTCAGCCTCTCCAGCGAGGTGGGCCTTTAGCCTCTCGGACTGTTCGGACTGTTGTTGCTGTGCAATACGCTGCTGCTCTGCTCTTACCGCCGCAAGCTGTTTATCTTTCTCTGACTGTTCAGCAACCCGTACCGCATAACCGATTGGGTCGTTTTCCTTCAGAGAAGCCAAGTCTTCCGCTTTCTCAGGCTGGGAGAGCATCTGCTCTATAACCTGCAACCTTTGGGCGTAGACATCTCGGAGTCTGTTGGCTTCCTCTATCCGTTGCCGTTCAGCCTCTACAAACTTGCGCTGTTCCGCAACTTCCTGAGTCTTCCTAGTATAGTCAGCAGTCCGCGAATATCCTTTGAGTAGCTCGTCAAGCGGAACCTCAACCTCGTCCTTGCCTACCTTTACGCGGTAGGTGGGGGTCTGTTCCTGCTCTTCTTCTTCCCCGTACTCTTCCTGCTCTTCGCTTTCGATCTCCTGTTC